AAATATAGGACCATCTATATTTTCTGGAAGTGTTAATGTTTCTAGTTCTTTACTATTAAATAATTTACCTGTATTAGTATCTACAGATATTGTTTCTTTCCTAACAACTTCTTCTTTTAATAATTTTACATCATCTTACAATACTGGTTCTTTTACAGGATCATTTATTGGTTCTTTTAGGGGAACTTCAAGTTATGCTTCACAATCATTAAGTAGTAGTTATGCACAAACAGCTTCCTACGTTGTGAATGCACAAAGCGCTAGCTTTGTAACCACTGCTCAAACAGCTTCCTACGTTTTAAGTAGTTCTTATGCTCTATCATCTTCATACGCTAGAACTGCTTCCTATGTTATATTAGCACAAAGTGCCAGCTATGTCTTAAACGCCATTAGCAGCTCCACCTCCTTAATATCTAACCAAATAAGAGTTACTAATCCTGAAGGTGGGTTAGGAAATGAAGGATATATATCTTTTACTCAAGCAAACCCAGGTGCAGGATTCACAAGTCCGGAATCTTTATACCTTACAACTACTTTAAGATACCATTTTTCAAATAATATATTATCCCTATATAAGGGAGTAGCCGGTGCACCCGCACCAACTTTTAATTTAGGCGAAGCATCAGCTGGGGGATATGGTACCTTTAATTTATCAGGCAGCTTAAACATTTATAACAGCGGGTCTGCCGCTCTTACAATATCTGGCTCAACAGGTCCTTTAATTCAAGTAAATGATATAATTTCTCCAAACATATTCACAGTGCAATCTGCGAGTGTTGCAATATTAAATGTAAACACAGGTTCAGTAGTAACTATTAGCGGTTCATTAAATGTAACTTCTGGTATCACTGGTTCATTACATGGTACTGCCTCATATGCTATTACTGCAAGTTATGCATTAAATGGTGGGGGTGGAGGAGGAACACCTGCTGGTAATGACTCTGAAATTCAATATAATGATCATGGAGTATTTGGAGCATCACCTAGGTTAACTTTTGATAATATCAATAATAATTTAGTATTAACTGGTTCTTTTCTTATAAGTAGTTCAAATACTTTTACAAATATAGGACCATCTATATTTTCTGGAAGTGTTAATGTTTCTGGCTCTTTATTAGTAAATAATGTACCTGTATTATTGTCTACAAACTTTAATAATTTTACATCATCATATAATACAGGATCATTTACTGGATCATTTACAGGTTTATTAACAGGAACATCAAGTTATGCTTCACAATCATTAAGTAGTAGTTATGCTTTATCTGCATCATATGCTGTATCAACTGGTGAAACAGGAATAGCAACCTTAGATTATGGTTCAACACCAGGTACAAATATAGCAACAGTTGTTATCAATACTCCTAACGTAAATAACAACTCTAGTATTAATATTTATATAATGAATACATCATCTATAAACCATAATACAGCAGATCACCAAGTATTTTCATTATATAGTAGAGTAATGCCTGGTAATATAATTAATAATACTTCATTTGATATAACTTGTATCTCAGATTTAAGAATAAATGGACAATTTAAAGTAAAATATAATATAATAAATTAATATGGCAGGAATTAGAATAGAAGGTAACACTTCAGGTAATGTAGTTGAGGTAACAGGATCCAACCAACTAAAAGTTATTACAGAAACAAATGTAAGTACCAATCCAGGCAATGTAGGTGGTATTAAAGCATTTTATGAAAACGATCCTGGTACTATATCAGGAACAGCTACATTGTTATCCCCAGAAGTTGATGATGATTATAGAATACGTGTAGCGTTAGATCATTTATTAGATGTAGAAACATTTAATTACACAGCTCAAAATACAGGTAAACATACATATACTACCACTACAATGACTGCGGGTTGGAGTACAGCAGGTTTAAGAACAAATAGTGGTGCTATCACTACAACGACTACTGGTATGACTATGGGTACATATGCTGAATTTTCTATTTTTGGAGGTCAGGCATTATATTTGGAAATGAATAACTCATTTGATAACAGTATAACAACTAACTTTAATATAGATTTTGGTTTATTTAGAAGAGGTAGTTCAACTCCATTCGCACCTACAGATGGAGTTTACTTTAGAGTTAATGCATCTGGATTCATAGGAGTTATAAATTATAATAGTTCTGAAACAAGTACTACTGTTTTTGATTTTGCTGCAGATCCTAACCAGAAATATAAATTTGTAATTTCTTTAAATGAACGAAATGTTGAATTTTGGATTGATGATGTATTATATGCAACATTAGACACCCCTACTGGTCAAGGCCAACCATGTTTATCAGCAACATTACCAATATCTATACGTCATGCTCATACAGGTACTGCTGGTGCTGCACTTAGTATGTATGTAAATAATTATGTATTACATTCAGGTGGTTATACTTATGCTAGATCAATAGGTGAAGTAGAAAATTCAATGCTAGGATCGTATCAAGGATTATCGGGTGGCACGATGGGTCAACTCATTGCAGGAACAGTAACATTAGGAACACTTGTAAAACCAACAGCCGCTATTCCTTTAAATGCTTCATTAGCGGCAAACTTACCAAACAATTTAGGAGGTAGAGCTTTTGAAACATTGACCTCAGGTTTAGCAATTAATACTGATGGTATATTAGCTATATATCAAAACCCAGCAGGTACTATTTCTATACAAGGTAAAAGATTAAGAATTACAGGTCTTAAATTAAGCGCAGCTATACAAACCGTGATAGCTGGTGGTCCTATAACTAATGAATTTTATTTAATATTTGGCGGCACAGCAGCTAGTTTACAAACAGCAGAAGGAATAGCCGCTAAACCATGTAGAAGAATTATGTTACCTGAATTTACACAAAATATAACAGCTACCCAAGCTGCAAATACGGCAGTACAACAAGCATCATATTTTGCTGATTTTAGCTCAGCACCAATATATGTTAATCCAAGTGAATTTGTTGGAATTGCCGTTAATAGATTTGGTACTGCATTAACTAGCGGTGTTATAGCTTATACTTATCAATTCGTTTACTCTTGGGAATAATATGACATTTAATTATTTTATAGATGGCTGGATATAGTAAAATAAGAATATCTAATATAGTAGTTAATAAAGCTATCAATGCTGATAGAGCGGTAAGTGCTTCTTATGCTTTAACAGCTAGCTATGCTATGAATGGGGGTGGAGGAGGAGGAACACCTGGTGGATCTAATACTCAAATCCAATTTAATAATAATGGATTCTTTGGAGGAGTTCCTACATTAATATATAGTAGCAGTTTATTAAAAGCAACAGGTTCATTTACAGGTTCATTTACAGGAACATTTACAGGAACATCTTCTTGGGCTACTAATGCTGTATCTACTTCATACTTTAGTGGGAGTATTTCAAACGCAGTAAATGCAACTTCTGCTTCATATGCTGCAACTGCTTCTCTTGCTCCTAATTATGTTTTAAATAGCGCTACTTCAAGTTTTGTAACTAATAATCAAACTAGTTCTTTTGTAACTACATCTTCATTTAACTCATTTACCAGTTCATATAATACAGGATCATTTACTGGATCATTTACTGGATTATTACAAGGTATCGCTGCAACAGCATCCTTTGTTTTATCTTCTTCATATGCTTCAACATCTTCATATCTCAATACATTAAATCAAGATCTTACTTTTAATGGTAACTTAATATTAAATGGAACAGCATCCATAACATACTTAAATGTAGCTTATGAATCATCTTCAATAATATATTCAAGTGGTTCAAATCAATTTGGAGATGCTACAAATGATACTCAAACTCTAATAGGAAGAACAATAGTAAGTGGAAGTTTTGAAGTAACAGGTTCAACAACATCAACGTTAGGTTTTACAGGAAGTTTAAAAGGCACAGCAGATAGTGCATCATATGTTACTACTGCCCAAACTGCTTCATATGTTTTACAAGCAGTAAGTTCATCTTATGCACTAACAGCTTCATATGTTGCAGGAAATGGATCATTCCCTTACACTGGATCTGCAACAATTTCTGGATCATTAAGTGTAGTAGGACCAATTACATCAGATAGAGGATTAAGTGAAGCAAACTATACCGCATTAGATAAATGGGATTTATTTATAACGGGTACCCCTACTTTAGCCACAATTGCTGTAACATCAGGATCAGCTAATGGAATTACAACACTTTTGGCTCCTTTTATAGTAGTAAAAGATACAAAGATAACATCTATGTCTTTTGAGGTTACCTCAGGTACAACTACAACCACTGCTTCTTTAGGTATATATAATAGTGACCCTATATCTTATAACCCCCAGAACTTAATAGCTTCATGTAGTAACATAATAGTATCAGCTACAGGAACACGTTCTGGTTCACTAAACCAAACATTAACTCTTACCCCTGGACTATATTATACAGCATTTCAACATAGTGGAAGTAATACAATTACATGTAGATCAGTACCTAATACTAACACATATAATGTTTTAGGATTAACCACCCCAGGTAATACTACTGTTCCAAATTATATAGCAGGAGTAAGACCTACCGCAGGAGTAGCTGATTTTCTTCCTACTACTTCATCTGCATTCTCTACAATTAATAGATTAGGAACAACATCTCTTCCTGCAATTTGGATAAGAGTAGTAAGTTAATATGATATGATAGTAATAAAAGGCCCAACAAAAATATTAAGGGGACACATTAATATAGGTTCTCCAAATATATTAAATTCTTTCTTACTTAATTTATATGGAAGATTTAGTAAAGATAATAGTCCAACAGAGGAGTTTAGATATATAGAATATAGTTTCGATGGAGAAGACTGGACTCAAAGTACATTATTAACAAAAAATACAAGTAATAATCCAATATATGATTTAATTTTTACCACTACTACCATCCAAACTGATGTGTGGGTGCGTCCTGGGGTAGAAGGAACTACTGCAATAATGTTAGGAGATACTATTAGTTTAACTGGAACTATTGAAGGAGAGTACCCATATTCACAGGAAACCCCATACCAATACTCGGTATTTAACGCAGCAAACATCCCTTCATCAGGAACAACTAATTTATATTTTGAAATAGCTCAGTTTTAGATAATATCATAGACTCACTGTTTTATAAGAAGAAATCCTTAAATTTGGCTTTCTTAGCTTTTTTACATATATTTAAAATAAAAAGTTATGACAGATAAAATCCCAGTAAAACGATTCAAATCACCTGATGGAACTGTTCGATATATTAAGGACAATAAATTACATAATTCAGAAGGTCCAGCTTTAATTCATCCAAATGGTAAGGAAGAATATTATTTAAATGGTATTTTTTATACTAAAGATGGTTTTAAACAAGTTAAAAAAGACAGTGTTGGTTTACCATGGTATAAATCAGGAGTAGCTAAATCAAGACATTAATATGAAGATAGGTTTTTGTGGAACAGTCTCTGTAGGAAAAACTACATTAGTAAATGTATTAAAAGAATTACCTGAATTTAAAGACTATACATTTGCTACTGAACGTAGTAAATATTTACGTGATTTAGGCATTCCTTTAAATACAGATAGTACATTAAAAGGACAAACTATATTTTTAGCAGAACGTTGTAGTGAATTAATTAATGAAAATATTATTACAGATCGTACTGTTATAGATGTTATGGCGTTCACAATGTGTGCTGATTCTATTGATCCATTTGACAAGGATAGATTTGAGGAATATGCTTCTATATTTATTGAAGAATATGATTGGATTTTTTATGTAAGTCCTGCTGGAGTATCTATTGAAGACAATAATGTACGTGCTACTGACTCTAATTATAGAGATCAAATAGATCAAATGATTAAATATATATGTTCATTTAAATTAAATAATATTAGAAATTTTGGTATCATATCAGGTTCTACTGAAGATCGAATAAGACAAATAAAATCTTACCTAAACTTGTAATATTTATAACAAAAACTGCTCAATGAAACGTAAAGATTTATATAACTATATTAAAGAAGAAATTGTAAATGAATTAACAATAGTTACTAAGAATACATCATCAGATGAAATTCCAAATATAGCTAAAGCCGAAAAAACAGATGCGGCTTCTGTTAAAAAAGCAGTAGATGCTGCTAAAGCTAGTGGTAAAGATGTAAATATAGCTGAAATGGCTAATGTAGTTAGTATGATTAAAATTCAAGATCCTGCTAAATTTGCTCTAGCTAAAGAAGTATATTCTTCAGGTAGAACAGGAGCACTTCTTAATGCGTTAGAAACAGCAGGTGAAGAAGGTACGACTCAAAAAGAGTTAGGAATAGCATTAGGTCTTAAAAACGATTCTGAACTTAACTCTGTAATTAATAATCTTAGAACAGCAGGTGTCTTAACTTCTAAAAGAGATAAAACAGTTAAACCTGAAAAAACACCATCAGAACCAGAATTACCAACACTTACTCCTGATGAAGAACCAGAAGAAGAACCAACTGATACTTACTATAAAGATGATGAAGAAAAATCACCTGAAGAGGAACCAATAGCAGTGAGCGATAAAGAAGTGGAAAAAACAGTTGGTAAAACTTATGCTGATTTATCACCAGAAGAAGAAACATTATTTAATACATATAAAATTGCTATTGTTAATAAAGCAAAAATATTAAAAGATAAGAAAGCATCAGCTGCTGATAAATCAAAAGCAAAAGCAGCCATGGATAGTTATAAAACAAAAGATAACATTAAGAAAATATTCATTAAAAAAGGTCTTAAGTTAATTGACTATATAAATGATGAATTAAATAAATAATATGTCGCAAGACTTAAAACAAATTATTAGGGAGGAATACACTAAATGTGCAAAGGACCCGGCGCATTTTATGCGCAAATACTGCAATATACAACATCCACAACGTGGACGAATTATATTCAATTTATACCCATTTCAAGCTAAAGTATTAAGTTTATGGAAAGACAATCCATATTCACTTATTTTAAAATCAAGACAATTAGGCATATCAACATTAGCCGCAGGATATTCTTTATGGTTAATGACATTTCATAAAGATAAAAATATTCTTTGTATAGCTACTAAGCAAGAAACAGCCAAAAACATGGTTACTAAAACCAAGTTTATGTATGATAATTTACCATCTTGGTTAAAAGTACCATCTGATGAAAATAATAAATTAACATTACGATTAAATAATGGTTCCCAAATTAAAGCTACATCCGCAGCAAGTGATGCTGGTCGATCAGAAGCAGTTTCACTTCTAATTATAGATGAAGCAGCATTTATTGAAGGTATTGAACCAATTTGGGCTTCATCTCAACAAACCTTAGCAACAGGAGGTGGCGCCATTGTATTATCTACTCCATTTGGTACAGGTAATTGGTTTCATAAAACATGGGTTAAGGCAGAAGCGCGAGATAATAATTTCTTACCTATTAAATTACCTTGGTATATTCATCCTGAACGTGATCAAGCTTGGAGAGATAGACAAGATGTAGAATTAGGTGACCCTAGATTAGCAGCACAAGAATGTGATTGTGATTTTACTACATCAGGAGACATAGTTTATTATCCTGAGCATCTTGAATATATAATGACTACTCATATGGTTGAACCTATGGAAAGACGAGGAGTAGATAAGAATTTATGGATTTGGGAGTCACCAGACTATACAAGAAATTATATAGTAGTAGCTGATGTAGCTAGAGGAGATGGAAAGGATTTTTCTGCATTTCATATATTTGATTTAGAAACAAATGCACAAGTAGCAGAATTTAAAAGTCAACTTTCTCCTAAAGAATTTGGTTATATGTTAGTAGGTATTGCTACTGAGTACAACGAGGCTTTATTAGTAGTTGAAAATGCTAATATAGGTTGGTCAACAATAGAATCCATTATGGAAAGAAATTATAGAAATCTCTATTATTCACCAAAGAGTGATGCCCCAACTTCTGATTCGTATATTAGTAAGTATGAAGATACATCTAAAATGACTCCTGGTTTTACTACATCATTAAAAACACGTCCTTTAGTAATTAATAAGGGTAGAGAGTATTTTGGTGATCATAGTGTTATAATTAGATCAAAAAGATTACTTGAAGAAATGAAAGTGTTTATTTGGAAAAACGGTAGAGCAGAAGCACAAAGTGGATATAACGATGACTTAGTTATGGCTTATAGTATAGCTATGTATGTTAGAGATACCGCTTTAAAAAATAAAACACAAGGAATAGAATTAACAAAAGCAGCAATAAACAATATATCACGACCTTCTCAATATCAAGGAGCCTATTTCTCAGCAGGAGTAGATAATCCATATCATATGCCTACAAATAATGGCAGTGAAGATATTAGTTGGTTATTATAAAAATAAAAAATGGCAGATACTAATGTATTTTTAAGATTAAGGAGATTATTTTCAACAGACGTTATTATTCGTAACGAAGGTGGAAATCAAATTAAAGTAATGGATGTTGACTCCATTCAAAAAAGTGGTAAATATGAAACTAATTCTTTAATTGATAGATATAGTAGAGTATATTCATCTAACGCTACATCACTCTATGGTCAACAATTAAACATCAACTATCAATATTTAAGAGTTCAATTATACTCAGATTACGATGTTATGGATACAGATGCTATTATAGCATCTGCCTTAGATATTATCTCAGACGAATGTTCATTAAAAAACGAAATGGGAGAAGTACTTCAAATTCGTAGTTCGGATGAAGATATACAAAAAATTCTATATAACTTATTTTATGATATATTAAATATCGAATTTAATTTATGGTCTTGGACTCGTCAAATGTGTAAATATGGTGATTTCTTTTTAAAATTAGAAATAGCTGAAAAATTTGGTGTATATAATGTTATACCTTATACTGCTTATCATATTGAAAGACAAGAAGGATTTAATATAGAAACACCATCAGCAGTAAGATTTAAATTCAGCCCAGATGGATACGCATCAGGTACTGCCGGATCAGGACAATTTTCTGTACCTAGTTTTGGGCAAAAGAATAATGAAAGTGGTATTTTCTTTGATAACTACGAAATGGCTCACTTTCGTTTATTAACGGATGTTAACTATCTACCTTATGGTAGATCATACATTGAACCAGCTCGTAAATTGTTTAAACAATATACATTAATGGAAGACGCTATGTTAATTCATAGAATCTCTCGTGCCCCAGAAAAACGAGTATTTTATATTAATGTAGGAGCAATTCCTCCTAATGAGGTAGAAAATTTCATGCAGAAGACAGTTCGTACCATGAAAAAAACACCATATATGGATCCACAAACTGGTGAATATAACTTAAAATATAACATGCAAAACATGTTAGAAGATTTTTATATTCCTGTTAGAGGAAACGACCAAACAACTAAGATAGAAACGACTAAAGGTTTAGAGTATAATGGTATAGAAGACGTAGTCTATTTAAGAGACAAGTTATTTGCCGCCCTTAAAGTGCCTAAAGCGTTTATGGGCTATGAAAAAGATTTAAGTGGTAAAGCAACATTAGCTGCTGAAGATATTCGTTTCGCTCGTACAATTGATAGATTACAACGTATTCTATTATCAGAATTATATAAAATTGCTTTAGTACATTTATATGTTCAAGGATATAAGGGTGAAGCATTAACTAATTTTGAATTATCATTAACAACACCTTCAATCATTTATGATCAAGAACGTATTGCTTTAATGAAGGAAAAAGTTGAGCTAGCTAAAAGCATTATGGAAGCACAATTACTTCCTACAGATTGGATTTATCATCATGTGTTCCACTTTAGTGAAGATCAGTTTGATGAATATAGAGATCTTATTTTACAAGATGCTAAACGTAAATTTAGATTAGGTCAAATAACTGAAGAAGGAAATGATCCATTAGAAACAGGTAAATCATATGGTACACCTCACGACTTAGCATCATTATATGGTAAAGGTAGAGTGACAACAGATCCAGGAAATGTACCTACAGGATATGGAGAAGATGCTACATTAGGTAGACCAAAAGAAAAAGTAAGCAACATAAATACCCAACAAAATGTTTTTGGTAAAGATAGATTAGGTAAAACAGCTATGAAATACGATGATGAGATGGGTGGTATGTCTAAACAACTAACTGAAAATGCTCAAACTACTTATTTAAAAAATAAACAATTTTTAAATAGTATGGAAAAACAATTAGTATTTCAAACAGATAAAGCAAAAGAGTCACTACTTGATGAAAATCAATTGCGAGATTAAAAATTATTATATATTTATAACAAAAATACAACTTTAAATGCTTATAAAACATTCGAAATTTAAGAATACAGGCATTCTCTTCGAACTACTAGTTAGACAAATAACAGCTGATACATTATCAGGTAAAAATACTGAGGCAACTAATATTCTTAAAAAATATTTTAGTAAAACAGAATTAGGTCGAGAATATAAGTTATATGATAGTTTGCTTAAACGTACTAATTTAACAGAAGGAAAAGCAGAAGTTGTAATAAATACAGTTTTAGAAAGTTCTAGACATTTAAATAAATCTTCACTTAAGCGACAAAAGTATAACTTAATTAATGAAATTAAAAAACATTATAATTTAGAAGATTTCTTTAAAACAAAACTATCTAACTATAAGGCACAAGCATCTATTTATACATTAATTGAAGGATATAATAGTGATAAAAATGTTTCTCATGAACAATCTATTTCTAATAAATTGTTTTTATTAGAGCATTTAACTTCATCTAAGATTAAACCTCAAGAATCTACAGATGAACTTATGAATGAGTTTTCCCACTACGATAAAGATACACGTATATTAACGTATAAAATATTATTAGACAAATTTAATAATAAGTACTCAGATTTTAGTAATACTAAGAAATTGATTCTTAAAGAGTTTATAAATAGTGTTGATAACACTACTAAACTTAAAGAGTTTTATAATATTAAAATTAATGAGTTCAAAGTAGATTTTATTAAATTGAATAAGAAAACTAAAAATGAGGTTACTAAAATTAAAATTAATGAAATAACTAATTTATTAGTTGAATTAAATAAAAACGATAAAGTAAACAATGACAATATCGTTAATTTATTACAATATTGTGACTTACTAGAAGAACTTAAATCAGTAAATGACAGACAATAAATCTACATCAGGTGGATATACCACAAAACAAACAGATGTAGATCCTGAAACTGGAGCTATATCTTGGGATGTTACTTATAAGCCTGATTTTGCCTTAATGTATAAAGCATTTAAAGAACTTAATAATGAATATAAAAAGTTTCTTACATATAAAGAAACTACTGAGGATCCAAACTTTAAGAAAATATACAATGCCTTTAATACAGTATGGAATGCATTTAGAACTCATGTTCGTACAGCTTATCCTGCTGAATATATAAAATTTAAGACAGTAGACGAACAAAAACTTAAAGAAGCAGTATTTAATAAGTTAAAAGAAATAAGTGCTACAGGTGGTGGAGCTGGAGCAGCTACTTTTACTCCAGGTGAAGGAGCAAACTATGCTACTCCAAACGCTTTTAATCCAAATAAAAAAGCTAAAGGAGCACAAAATATTTATTACTATAAGTTAGGTTGGAAACCAGTTGACGCTAAAAAACTTCACAAACAAGCAAAAGGTATTGAACATAAAGATTTGTGGAAAAAGAAATTAGAAGAAGAAGTAACTAATACTTATGTTAACAATCTTAACTTAACTGATCCTGCTTTAACACAGTTTATTACTAATAGAGTAGGTGATTTTGATAAAATAGAAGATAAGTTAAATACTTTACTTCCACTATTAAAACAAGCTAAAACTAAAACAATGGATTACTATAAAAGTTCTCCAGACTTTAAAGTACAATATGGTACAGATTTAGCAGTTGACTACTTAGACGATATTATTAAATTATTTAGAGATAAAAAATAACATGACACTTCAACAACATTTTAACCTTATTACAGAAGGTAAAGGAAATAAGGCTCAGTTTTTAAAACAAGCCCGCTTATTATTCCCTGAATATTTTAATCAATATACAGACTTTAATACCGCTACAAACGTATTAAAATCTAAACAAATCATTAGTGAAGCAGCCGGTGGTGTTGTAGCTAAAGGATATAGTGTATATGATTGGAAGAAAATTTTAGGTGAAGAAATTAAAGCAACTGAAAAAGAAACTTCTAAAGAAGTAGCAGATGCAAATAAAAATGCCTTCCAACCATCAGACATGAAAAATGCTGATAACGTTAATTTTAACGAAATCATGAAAGGTTTCTTTGCTGAAATGTATGATGAGAAAAATAAGAAAAAAACAGGTGATGAGATCAAAGCTATGGTTGTTAAAAACTTAGCTAAAGATGCTTTATACTATACTAAAAATGGTAATTTTTCAACTATGGGAGTTGGTTATACAACTGAAGCTCCTGGTTTAGGCGAACCTAAAGCCCCAAAAGGAAAGCATAAAGCATCAGGATATGGTGACATTGAAAAAGAAGTAAAAGTAAAAGCAAATGTTCAAGACTCATTAGGTAACAAAGAAGCAAAAGATTCTATGCCTAAAAAAGTTAAAGAAATGTCTGTAACTCCTCAAAACTCTGCTGGTGTTAAAAAAATGAAGATGCCTGGTGCTGAGAAGAAAATGAAGTTGCAAGAAGGTGAATCTAAACTTCGCTCTGTAATTCGTAATCTTATTAAAGAAGAAATAAATGAATATGGTATGGATTCAGGTGGTCAAGATATGACATATGGAATGTATAATAGATCTATAACTAAAAAAGGCCAAGGTAATAAAGATTTTATAGATAAAGGAAAATACGATTATTATGAAGATATTTCTTTTAATAACCCACCATATGACTTTGGAAAAAATAAATATTACGGAGGAGCTGATTTAGCTAAATTATGGCAATTAGGTTGGAAACAAGCTGAAGCAGAAGATAAAGGAATAGAAATGGAAGATAATGATTTTGAACCTAGAAGAGATGATTCTGATGATCAATCTAGTGACTTCTATGATGTAAACTTATAATATATTTAGTAGATAAAAAATAATATGAAATCCTTATTAATAGAAATAAAACCGTTTAACGTATCCCCAATGGCTCTTACTGAAGGTAAGAGCACAAGTGGAAATCCATTAGTTGAAGGTGTATTAGCTACTCCTGAAGTAAAAAACGGTAATGGTAGATATTATTCAAAAGAATTATGGGAACGTGAGATAAATAAATACATGGAGTTAGTTAAGGAAAGAAGAGCATGTGGTGAATTAGATCATCCAGACTCTCAAATAATTAACTTAAAAAATGTATCACACAATATCTCTGAAATTTGGTGGGACGGAGAAAATATTATGGGTAAAATAGAACTTTTACCTACTCCATCAGGTAATATCTTAAAATCATTAATTGGAGCAGGAATCAAAGTAGGTGTTTCATCTCGTGGGATGGGAAGCTTAAAACAAATAGGAGAAGTACTAGAGGTACAAGACGACTTTGAATTGCTTTGTTGGGATTTTGTAAGTACACCTTCAAATCCAGGTTCGTTTATGTCATCAATACATGAAGGAATATCTTCACCAATTAATCCATATAATAAAGTAAATTCATTAGTGACAGAAATTTTATGCGCTAATGGAACTTGTCCAATATTTTAAATTATAAAAAGAAATCATGAATAAAGAATTTTTACACATGCAAAAACTCGCTGGTTTGATTACTGAGAGTCAATATAAAAATAAATTAACAGAAGCAGAACTAACACCATCTGAAGCTTCAAAAGAAATAAAAGATCTAGTTAATGATCCTAAATTTCAAGTAGAGATGGAAAATTATTGGACCCAATTACAGTCAAAATTATCACCTGAAGAACTAGAAAAGTTTAAACAAAATATTGTAGGTACTGTTAAAGAAACACTTAATGAAGATGAATATACTGATATTTTTAATCTAGCACATTCATATGCTAAAAAAGTTTCTGAAGAAATTCAAACAGAATCATGGGGAGGAGACATTAGTACTTCTACATTTAAAAATTCGTCAGATGTAAGTCAAACAGCTAAAATAACCGGAAAAATTATAAGTGGTGTAGGAAAAGTAGGAGCATCTATGGTTCCTGCTGCTTTAGTAACTGCTAGCCTCGGAGTTGGAACTTGGGGTTTAGGTTTAGGAGCAGTGATGATTGCTTCATTAATAGCAGGAGCTGCTCTCTGGTGGTTAGGAGATAAAATTCAAGGTAAAAATTAATCTAACCCCTCTTAAAATACTATTTTAAGACTGATGCCTCACAAAAGTGAGGCATTTCTTTTTTACACTTTGCGATTTTACATAAATAACCACATACGTATAACAAATGTGCCCAATTCTATGAGGCATTAAACTTTTAATATTTATTACGCTTCGAGGTTCCCTCATATTAAGCGTATTTCCAACAAAAAAACTTAAGGAAAAATGGCAACAAACAGAGATTTGCTCAAAGAAGCAATCGCAGACGCTAAAGCTGTAAAAGAAACAGCAATCGCAAATGCAAAAGCTGCTCTCGAAGAAGCATTTACTCCCTATCTCAAAGAAAAATTATCTGCAAAGCTAAATGAGATGGATGAGGAAATGTATGAAGAAGCAGAAATGGATGAAATGATGATGGACGATGAGGACACAAACGAAGAAATTTCTTTAGATGAACTTTTAGCTGAACTTGATTCTACTAATGAAGATGAAGATCTTTATGAAGCAAAAGAAGAAGGTGAAGAAGAAGGTGAAGAAATAAAAATCGAAGATATGTCTGAAGAAGATCTTAAATCATTTATTGAAGATGTAATTAAAGACATGGTTTCAGCTGGCGAATTAGAAGCTGGTCATGAAGGTATGGAAGATGAAGAAGGCGCTGAAGGCGAAGAAGAAAGGGAATTGGAAGATGACGAAGAAGAAATTAACATTGATGAACTTTTAGCTGAAGTAGATGAAGCATATGCTAAAAAAGCATCAGATCCATCTAGATCTAAAAATGCTATCTTCTCTAAAGGTAAAGATGAGTACACAACACCAGGAAGTCAGGAAAAAGAATCTCCTTATTCTAAAGGTGGAGCTGAAAAAGTTTCATTTATGGATGAAGAATTAGATGAATTAACTGCTGCTCAATCAGGTGCTGATGTTTCTGGTGATAACGCTGCTATTCAAGCTATCGCTAAAGCTTTAGACAAAGGAATTGATTGGGTTAAGAAAAACTTCAACTCAGAAGAGTTAAAGCAAGCTTTTAAGAATATTGCTTCAGCTAGTGGTGGTTCAACTAGTACTGGTACTAAAGAATCTTTAGAACTTAATGAAATGGTTAAGACTCTTAATTCTGAGCTTAACGAGAGTAATTTGTTAAACGCTAAATTACTTTACACTAACAAAGTCTTCCGTAACAAGTCTTTAACTGAATCGCAAAAGGTAAAGGTTCTAACAGCATTTGACAAAGCAACATCTAAAAAAGAAGCTCAACTTGTATATGAAACATTATTAGAAAGCTTAAAAGTATCAATTACTACTAAAGCTCCTATTAAAGAATCATTAGGTTCAGCATCTAAAACATTAGGTGGAGTAACGTCAAAACCAATTATCGAAAACGATGCTTTCTCTCGTATGCGTGAGCTCGCTTTTGGAAAAAACAAATAATTTAAACTTAAAAAAACAAAAAAAAAACATGAGTTCAATTCAATCATTACTCGAATCCGCTAATCCGTGGAAATCGCTTCAAAGCGACGCGGCTAAATTAGCGTCCAAGTGGTCTAGGACAGGCTTACTTGAAGGCTTCGGTT